TAAATGATCCTAGATATAAATCAGGTAATATGACAGGCGCAGTAGATGTAATTAATAAAATTGCTCCTGGACTTGCTGATCATCCTGGTGTTGCAAAAGCACTACGAACAACAAATGAAGGCTATGGTAGTATGGTATCTCCAGCAACCAGAGCTAGAGTAGATGCAAAAGTGCCTGCTCCTAAACAAGATCCTAAAACTGCAAAATTGCAAAAAAAGATTGATGGTATGAAAAAAAAGAAAACAAATGAAGCAGTATGTTCAGAATGTATGAAGCCTAGATTTGTTGCTTTGCCAGAAAGTATTAGACAGCAATACGAAAGTGTTAATGAAGCAAAGCAAAAAGGCGTTGACGGCAAAGTATGCTGGAAAGGTTATAAGCGTATGGGCACTAAGAAGAAGGGCGGCAAAACTGTAGACAACTGTGTTAAGATGTAATGGAGTTAGAAGAGTTAAAAAGACTTGCAGGCATCTATGAACGTCACGGCTGGAAACAGTATGACGGTCCAAACTTATCTATAACAGGCACAGAGAAACAATACTACGAAGCGAAACTCGACATACAACCAGGTACCCCTGAATGGTTTAAGTTGTGGTTCGCTAGACCTAAACTAACAGGCGAGAACCCATTAGGATGAGAGCACATCAATTTGTAGACGAAGAAGCAGCAGGTGTTGGCATTGTTACAAAACAAAATGCTACAGCAGACGTTCCTGTTGGCGGCGAGTATATGAATGTTAAGAAACTATTTCCTAAGAAAAAGAAAAAGAAAACATACGAGGATATGTTCCAAGGACTTAATCCTAAGTCAGAAATATATGTAGATATGGACGGTGTACTTGCAGACTTTTTCGGCGAGTGGAAAAGACTAGTTGGCAAGGATTGGCGTGAGTTAGACAAAGACGATATTGAACCTGCACTTAAAAAAATTAGAGACGAAAAGGATTTTTGGTTAAACATTCCATTAACATCTAATGCAGAAAAATTACTTGGTATTATTAAACAAGTAAAAGGCGAATACACAATTTGTAGTTCTCCATTAGCAAACGACCCAAACTCAGAACCACACAAAAGACAATGGATTAAAAAGAACTTAGCATTTTTTCCTCCTAAAGAAGTTATCATTACACACGATAAAGCAAAGTATGCTGCACATTCAGATGGTACGCCTAACATACTAATTGATGATTATGGTGTTAATATAAGTGCTTGGGAAGCAGCAGGTGGTATAGGGTTCAAACACAAGGACCATAAGTTTGAAAGAACTGCTAAAAAACTAAAAGCAGAAATAGAAGAAAACTTTCAATACTTAGTTAGAGAACATATAGAAGAAAACTTTGCCGACGGTAAGAAAAAAGGCAAAAGTCGTCCAGGTAGAGTAAAGAAGTCAGGTGCTAGTTGTAACGGATCGGTTACAAGTTTAAGAGCAAAAGCAAAAAAGGCTAGTGGAGAACGTGCTAAAATGTACCACTGGTGTGCTAATATGAAATCAGGAAAGAAGAAAAAATAATGTTTAGTAAGCAATGTAAATTACATTTAAAAGAACAAGGTGAAACAGGACTACAGCATATGCGTAAAGCACTTAAAACTGCTGTAAAACTACAAATTTTGGTGCCAGCACTAATTATACACAGTGTTGCTCCGAGATGTTTTACTAATACAGCATCACGTGTTATGAAGGACATATTAGATGGACATTAAGCACTATGTTGCTAAATTAAAAGAACACGAAGCTCGAGCAGCAAGTACTAACGAGCGTAATGAATATTGGAAGAAATATAAACTAGAACACAAAGAGGCTAAATAATAATATGAAACTACAAGAACTTTTTGCAGAAGATACTAGAACTAGTATTACCACTGATAAAGCAGATTACGAAGCAAAACGTAAGGCTTTGCAGGATATCCAGATGGATCCTGAAACAAGCAAAAGCGAAAAGTTAAAGAAAGAACTTATGCGTAGAAAGTATGAGTTAGAGAAAGAAGCAGGCGAAAAAGGCTTTAAAGAGTCTGCTACATCAGGTGCAATTACATCAAGTGCTATTGCTAGTGTAGAAGCACCGCATTTAAGCCCAGGTAACGCACGTGGTAGAAAGTCTTATACCGGTGATCCTTGGGGTGGAAAATCAGGCACTAAAGCACCTCCGCAGCCTAAGGTTAAACAACCAAAAGCGGGTAACGGAACTGCTAAAAATGCACTAGATATGAAGAACAGCATATTTGGAGAGAACCCAGTAAGGAGATAAATACTTACTATACAAAGGAAACTACTATGGACTTTAGAAATATTTTAACAAAGATGCGCAAACTAGATCCGACTACGCCAGGTCAAGATTTACAGCATTATTCAACACTGGCGGAATCAACAGGTATTGCGCTAGGTGCTAAACAAGTAGTTACTGAAGCGGCAAAACCAGACTTTCTTGATATGGACAAAGATGGCGACAAAAAAGAGCCTATGAAGAAGGCTGTTAAAGATGCTAAGAAAAAGAAAGACGTTAAAGAAGGCGTATACGAAGGTAAGATGCCATCTAAAGCAGCAATAATGAAATGCTGTAAAGATAATATGTCTGTTGCAGATATATGCAAAAAGTATAAAAACTGTGATCCAGCAAAGATTAAAAAGATGTGCAAAGATTGCAAATCAGAAATGAAAGAGTCTGTAATGAACGAAGCAGAACAAATCATTAAAGCAGAAAAGAAAAAGAAATTACCTAGCAAGAAAAGCATCTTAATGATGTGTGGTAAAGGTATGTCAGTTAAAGAAATGTGCGAAGCACATCCAGACTGCGATCAGAAAGAACTAAAAGAAATGTGCGAGTCTTGTATGAAAGAATATAAGATGAAACAAGATGAATCAGTTCAACTTGTAGATATGGATGGCGAAGTATTTGAAGCACAATCTGCAAAACAAAAAGCAGCGTTCAAAAAAATGCTAGATAAGAAAAAAGGCAAAACGTCCGACGATAAAGAAATGGACGAAGGTGCTTATGGCAAGAAGAAAAAGAAAGTTGCAGAATCAGTAGAACCTAAAATGACATTTATTGAAATGTTTAAAATGGTAAGTGAAAGTGGTGGGCAACAAGCAATTGATCCTATGGACGATATCCTTTGGAACTGGGCTAACAGAGTTGCTGTATCAAAAGTAGAAGAAACAAACAAGCAAGAAATTTTTGCTGCAATGTTGTATGAAAGAAACGGTGGACGTTTTGAAATGTATGACGTTGTGGAAAAAGGCTTGACTGAAAGCAAGGACTGCAATTGTGGTCCAGAGTGTGCTTGTAAAGGCAAATGCGATAGCAACTGCGAGTGCGGTCCTGACTGCTAACTAATTTAACCAAAATACTAATTAAAGCCAGTTAAACACTTGACTGGCTTTTTTTATGACTATATAATACTAAAACACTAACAGGAGTATTATTTTATGACAGCAAGATCAAGTTACGGACCTGAAGAGAAAGCAAAACTAGAACGTTTAATCAAAGAAGGTTCTAATGTGTTGCGTGAAGTTGAGGACCTAAATGAAGGACTTAAAGATACTGTGAAAGCAGTAGCGGAAGAACTTGAAGTAAAACCAAGCACTATCAATAAAGCCATTAAAATTGCTTACAAAGGTGATTGGACCAAGCACGAAGAAGAATGGACAGAGATTGAAAGCATCCTAGGCATTACTAAGAATTTGCCAGATGATGTTTCTGGACCACGTGCTACTGATGAATAGTTTGCAGAAAATTAAACTATTCTGGATTAACAGTTATCAAAGCGATAAAATAGCATTTGCATTTGAACTAATCAGTTTTGTGTTCACTGTAGGTGCTAGTTTAACGTTAGCGTTTAACGCTAAAGACCCTAATATGTTACTAGTATACCCTAACTTCTTCTTAGGCAGTGTAACGCAGTGCTACGCAGCGTACAGACGTGGTGCAGCGTGGGTAATGCTACTAACATTCTATTTTAGTATTGTAAATGTATTCGGTTATGCTGTTGCAGCAAATTGGATCTAGAAAGGACTACTATGCCTAAATTATACCACTTTACTATGGACAACTCCGATGTATACGAAATCGTAGCAATGGACTTCCAAGATGCTTGTCTTACCCTAGAAGAACAAGTACCAACTCTAAATGTACGAGATTTGTTAAGCGTTGAAGAACACGCTACACCAAACCCAATCGAAGACACTATCCACTAAAATAAACACTTGACACTGAGATATAGTTGTGTTATAATATACACATTATGTCAAAGAGAAAAGAATATACAACATTCGACCCACGTATTCATTTTAAAGGCGGCGGAGGTACTGGATATCAAATGAAGAAAACTAAGAAAAAAGAAGTAGTGCAACCGACTGGAAAAGGTCCAACCCCTGACGGTCTTGAGATTGCAAAAGTTTTTGGTTGGGATATAGGGAAAATTAAAAATGGGTAAAATGCTAATTGTTTCAAATCATATCGGACCTAACGGAGATCCTGCTGATAGGATCTATGGTAATATGAATGGTAATGTACGTTTGGTGCAAGCAGACTATTCGGACTATAAAGGTAGTATAAAGAAAAAGCGTATCTTTAAAAAGTCTGCAATTGACGGAACTAACATTACAACACATATCTATGTTACAGATGATGGACGTTATTTTGACAATGGCGGTATGCCGATACTAAAACCGGATGACATCGGAGAGGATGAAGATGACAACGCAAGCGAGTAAACCTTATCAACCATTAGCGTGGACAGGTACAACTGTACTGCTAACAGCCGCTATACTTATTAGCGCATTTCCAAACGAAATGTATGGGGTGTATGGTTTCTTTTTTGCTTCTATTATTTGGACAGTTGTCGGTATTCTGTGGAAGGAAAAAAGTTTAATTGTATTAAATGGTGTGCTTTCGTTAATTTATACATACGGAGTCACAAATCATCTAATTAGTTATTTCGCAGGATAATTATTAATGAAGAAGGTAACAGTCGGCCATAAGCGACACACTGGTATTTGCAAGCCTGAATTTGCATATGAGGAGAACAAATGAGCTACGTAGATGCATTCTATGATCGCGGAGAGGACACAATTAAAGTCGTCGAGCGCAAAGATGGAAAACGTGTATTCCACGAATACAATCCAAGACACATATTTTATTTCCCAGACCAAAGAGGTAAGTACCAAAGTATTTACGGGGAACCACTATCGCGAGTTAACGCAAAGAATATAAAAGAACTGCGTAAAGAACTTGCAATTCATTCTAATAAAAAATTATATGAAAGCGATATCAATCCAATTTATCGCTGTTTAGAAGACAACTATCTAAATGTTGATGCTCCGAAACTAAATGTAGCGTTTTGGGATATTGAGGTCGACTTTGATCCAGAGCGTGGGTATGCTTCTCCAGAAGATGCATTTATGCCTATTACATCAATTGCTGTACACTTACAGTGGATGGAAGAACTAATTTGTTTAGCAATTCCGCCTAAAACACTTTCAATGGCAGAAGCACAAAAAGCAATCGAAGGTATTCCTAACACAATACTTTATGAAAACGAAGCAGATATGCTTGATGCGTTTTTAGATCTTATACAAGATGCTGACGTACTAAGTGGTTGGAACAGTGAAGGTTATGATATGCCGTACACTGTTAACCGTATTATTAAAGTACTAAGTGCTGATGATACTAGACGTTTGTGTTTATGGGATCAAAAGCCTAAGAAAAGAATATATGAAAAGTTTGGTAAAGAATCACAAACATATGATCTAATTGGTCGTGTACACGTAGATAGTTTAGAACTGTATCGTAAGTACAACTATGAAGAACGCCATACATACAGACTAGATGCTATTGGTGAACTAGAAATTGGTGAGAAAAAGACTGTGTATGAAGGTAGTCTTGATGCACTATACAACAATGACTTTAGAACGTTTATTGAATATAACAGACAAGATACTGCACTACTTGATAAACTAGATAAGAAACTAAAATTTATTGATCTTGCAAACACTATTGCACACGAAAACACAGTTCTTATTCAAACTACAATGGGTGCTGTTGCTGTTACAGAGCAAGGTATTATCAACGAAGCACATAGACGTGGCTTTGTTGTTCCGAACAGAGTTAAACGTGAGCCAGGCAGTGAGCCTGCGGCAGGTGCGTATGTTGCGTATCCTAAAAAAGGTATTCACGAATGGATCGGCAGTGTTGACTTGAATTCACTATATCCATCTGTTATTAGAGCATTGAATATGGGTCCTGAGACTGTAGTTGGACAACTACGTCAAGATGGAACTAAAGCACACATTGATGGACAAATGGCTAAAGGCAAATCATTTGCTTCTGCTTGGGAAGGTATGTTTGGTAGTGTAGAGTATTCAAGTGTAATTAATAAAGAAGTTGGTAGAGAGATTACTATTGACTGGGAACGTGGCGGCGAAGATAAGATTAGTGCCGCACAAGTATATGACTTAATTTATGAAAGCAATCAGCCTTGGATGTTGAGTGCTAACGGCACAATCTTTACATATGAAAAAGAAGGTGTTATTCCAGGACTGCTATCACGTTGGTATAAAGAACGTAAAGAGATGCAGGCAAAGCAGAAAGAAAGTCAAAATGCAGGAAACAAAATTGAAGAAGAATACTGGGCAAAGAGACAGTTGGTTAAGAAAATTCTACTTAACAGTTTGTATGGTGCTATTCTTAATCCTGGTTGTAGGTTTTTCGACAATAGGATTGGTCAAAGCGTTACGCTTACAGGAAGATCCATTACACAACATATGGCTGCAAAGATCAATGAGATAATCACAGGTACTTATGATCATACAGGTAAAGCAATTGTTTATGGAGATACTGACTCAACATACTTTAGTGCATACAGCACTCTAAAGAAAGACATTGATGCAGGTGTTATTCCGTGGACAAAAGATAGTGTAATGGAATTGTATGACACAATTGGTGAAAATACAAACACTACGTTTCCAAAGTTTATGAGTGATGCATTCCACTGTCCTAAGAAGCGTTCCGAGGTTATTGCGGCTGCTAGAGAGATTGTTGCAAGTAAAGGTCTGTTTATTACAAAGAAACGTTATGCAGTGTTATACTATGACATTGAAGGCTTTAGAACAGATACAGAAGGCAAGCCAGGCAAAATCAAAGCAATGGGTCTTGATCTTAAACGTTCTGATACTCCAGTTATTATTCAAGACTTTCTAAGTATTGTTTTAGAAATGGTACTATCAGGTAAAGAGAAAGAAGAAGTACTAGACTACATTACTACATTTAGAACAGAGTTTAAGTCACGTCCTGGTTGGGAGAAAGGTAGTCCTAAACGTGCAAACAAGATTACAGAGTATGGAGCAAAAGAAAAGAAAGCAGGTAAAGTGAATATGCCTGGACACGTAAGAGCAAGTATTAATTGGATGACGCTCAAACGTATGAATGACGACAAATACTCTATGAACATTACAGATGGTGCAAAAGTTATCGTTTGTAAAGTAAAGGACAATCCAATGGGGTATACAAGTATTGCATATCCTGTGGATGAGTTGCGTTTACCTGATTGGTTTAAAGATTTGCCATTCGATGACGCACTTATGGAAAATGCAGTGATTGATGAAAAACTCAAGAACTTAATTGGTGTTTTGGAATGGGACATCGCATCAACACGTTCCGATAATAATTTTAACAATTTGTTTGATTTTGAGTAAAAAAATTCTTGCACTTTTAATCAAACCTAAATATAATGTAAGTAACAAAGGAGAATTCAATGAAAGATATCTTACAAGACATTGTTAGTCATACACAGAACTTAGGTTTCCTAACTACTGTGAAAGTGACTGGCGAGGACGCAGGCACATCAATGTTTTCAATGGCTGATGATAGATCAGTTATTATGGAAGCAGACACACATAATCCATATGCAGATATGATTGGCACATTTGGTATGCCACAACTTAACAAGTTAAAATACTTGATTGATGGTACTGAATATCAAAAGGATGCAAAGATTACTATTACAAATGCAGAACGTAATGGTGCTCATATTCCTGTAGGTATTCATTTTGAAAATGCAGATGGTGATTTTAAAAACGACTATCGTTTTATGAATCAAGAAATTATTAATGAGAAAATGAAAACTGTAAAGTTTCGAGGTGTTAACTGGGACGTATCAGTTGTTCCTACACTTGCAGGCGTACAGCGTTTTAATTTCCAAGCAGGCGCTAATCCTGAACATCCAACATTCTTAGCAAAAACTGAAGATGGTAACTTAAAGTTTATCTTTGGTGATGCAAGTACACACGGTGGTGAGTTTATCTTTGCTACTGATGTAGAAGGTACACTTGACAGAGGATGGACTTGGCCTGTAGCAAGTATCTTAGCAATTCTTAAGATTGCAGATGTAAACAATACTAAGATGAGCATTTCGAATGAAGGTGCAGTGCAAATTACACTAGATAGCGGATTGGCAAATTACAAATATATTATTCCAGCACAGGCGGCTTAGATGAAACAAACAAACTTATCACCACTACAGAAAGATTATGCAGTATTTCTTCCTGCAATTAGTTCTTTCTTTAGTACCTATGTTGCGAAACAGAGACTAGAAGAATTTGTTCCGCAAGATCGTATTCCGAAAGGTTTCGATAAAGGTATTGAAGGTATGAACTTCTTAAACGAAGAAGCAGGGTACTTTACATACAAGTATGGACTTTATAGTGCAGGTCACGCACAACTTGACTTGCAAAAAAGTTTAGTACAAGAGAGTATGATCCAAGATAGAAATCGAGGCAAGACGATGATACTTGGTGACTCAGGCGGATATCAGATTGGTAAAGGTGTTATTAAGTTTGATTGGTTAAACTTTGAAGGCCCAGAAGCAACTAAGACACGTCAAAAGATCTTAGAGTGGTTAGAACTAACTGCTGATTGGTCGATGATGCTTGATGTGCCGACTTGGGCTTGTGATCACATTCACTCTCCTAAAACAGGACTAAAAACATTTGAAGACTGTCTAGATAAGACACGTTACAATAACAAATACTTCCTTGATAATCGTTTAGGCCAAACTAAGTTCTTAAATGTATTGCAGGGTTCAAACTGGGATACTGCTGAAAGGTGGTACGAAGGTGTTAAAGAATTCTCCGATCCTGCGGTATATGGTGATAAGGCTGCTGAAGGTTGGGCAATGGGTGGTGCTAATATGTGCAAGATGCCAATTACACTACGTAGATTGATTACAATGAAGTTTGACGGAATGCTTGAAGGCAAAGACTGGATGCACTTCTTAGGTACAGCACAATTAGATTGGTCTTGTTACTTAACAAGTATTCAACGTATTATTAGAGAACAAATTAATCCTAACTTTACTATTAGTTTTGATTGTGCAAGTCCGTTTATTGCAACAGCACACGGTCTTGTGTACACAAATGCACAACACAGTAGCAAACGTTGGTCAGTGATTATGGACAAGGCTCCGGATAATAAAGCACTTGCTGGACGTCACGATATACAATTTCCGTTTGAAAGTGAAGTTGGAAGACGTATGACAATCGCAGATATTTGTCATTATGCTCCAGGTATGCTTAACAAGATTAAGAAAGAAGGCAAAACAAGTTGGGATAGTTTTGCGTATGCACTAATGATGGCGCACAATGTAGAGTGTCATATTAAAGCAGTACAACGTGCTAATACACTTATGGACATTGAGATTGCAAAAGCACAGCCGGACTGGAGAGCTTGGCGCAAGGTTAAAGAAGCAGACAAGAGTGATGAATACTCTGAATGGGTTCCACGTAACATTTTATACTTTGATAGGTTTGTAAAAGAACTGTTCGAGCAGCCAACTAAAGAGGCAGCGTTTGCAATGATTAAAACAGCAGACAGTTTCTTAAAAGATCTTGAAGGTGCTAGACTACGTGGCGGTGTAACAAACATTTCAGATAGTTTGTTTGTTGAAGTTGACGATGACGGCGAAGAACAAGTTCCGTGGACTGACGAACGTGAATCAACTGAACTTGATAAACTTGAGGAACAATTACAGGAGGCTTAGAATGTCTGACTATACAAAGCGTTTAGAAATTTTAAAGGAAACACATAAATTCCTAAATAAACAAGTAGACAAACTAGAAAAGACTGGATCATTTAAAGACGAAGAATTAATGGAAATGAAAAAGAAACGTCTTAAAATGAAAGATGAAATTGAAAGGATTGAAAGAGGCAACGCAATATGAATCGTGATTATGAAAATGGCCAAGCAGATAACGCTGTGTTCTTTACAGGTGTCGAAGTTGAAAAGACTCCTGCATTAGGTAAGAAAACATTATTCGTTACAGGCAAACAAGACTATAACGATATTATGGAACACTACACAGAAGAACAGTGTGAACATATTTTCTTTGGTGCTAATCATAGTTACAATCCTAGTACAGCAGATGAGTTTGAAGATTGGGATCTAATGATTCGTGCGTTTACTGATCAAGATATTCTGTGTAGTTTAGATATTCCAAGTACTATTAACTTAGAATGGTTCTTAGATGGCGGACTAACTGAAAGCGATTACTTTATTCCGCAACTACGTGTTGTAGTACCTTATGTTAAACAGTGGAACTATAACACAATGGTTAAGATTGATGACAAAGATTTCCAAGCAACTAATCCAGGTGTGTGGTGTCACAGACTGCACAACTTGATGGATGAACAACGATTCACTAATTGGGAAGAATACAAAAACGATAAAATAGTGGATGACAACTAGAACAAAAGGTAGTATACTATGAGCATAACTGATACAATGATGAAAGAAGCAATGGCAGAAGACAATCATAGACGTATAATGTCTACAGCAAAAAGAATGATTTGGGTGACATTCCGTAAGGAAGGTATCCATAAGTATCCTGCGGCGCTGGAAGATCCAGCACTAGCAACAGGTGATGAGTATGATGTTTCGTTTTTGGGATATCCACACAGACACATATTTCATTTTAAAGTTGGTATCACTGTTACCCACAACGACAGAGATATTGAGTTCATTCAATTCAAGCGTTGGCTTGAGAAACTGTATGAGGAGAAGACCCTTGAACTAGATTATAAGAGTTGTGAAATGATGAGTGATGATTTGTATGAACAAATTATTGCTAAACACCCCGGCCGTGAAGTCCATATTGACGTAAGTGAAGATGGAGAAAACGGTGCCCATATTGAGTATGCAAGATAGAAAAGGAGATATATCGTGTCTTATTTTGCAGACAATCCAAAGATTGTTAAAGTGTTCAATGACCTTGAACGATTCCGTGACTTCTGTAGATTCGAATGGATGCCATTCGATGAGAAGAACTTGTACAACAACGCTAGTAGAGAGTGGCGTGCATTTAATAAGCGGAATAATAACCACTACAAAAAACGTGGTAATAAAAACTTTAATAATGGAAAACACTATAACAAAAGGAAGTAACAATGAATATTTGGCTAATTGATTTAGAAGCAGTAGAAACAAGGTATACCAAGCAATGGAAGACTGAGTTTCCTAAACTTCTAAAGTCTAGCGGTCACAATGTTCGAGTTATTAGTGGAGGGGATACGCCACAGGCTACAACACCTGGGGCGTTCCTTAACTTCGGTGGCACTAATGTTTACAAGAGCAATCAACAAGCACAGATTGCAGAAGCATTTTGTAAAGGCGAAGTAAAAGACGGAGACTACTTTTTATACACAGATGCTTGGAACCCTACTGTTATACAATTAAAGTATATGGCAGAGTTACTAGGTGTTAAAGTTAAAATAGGTGGTATGTGGCACGCTGGTAGTTATGATCCACAAGACTTCTTAGGAAGACTTATCGGCGATGCTCCGTGGGTTAGAAATGCAGAACGTAGTATGTATGATTGTTTTGATCATAATTTTTATGCAAGTGACTTCCACATCAATTTGTTCTTCGAGTCCTTTCCAGACTTAGATAGAAGCAAGGTTGTAAAAACAGGTTGGCCATTTGAATATATGGATAATACACTTACTCCATATAAGCATATGGACAAAAAGGATACTGTTTTGTTTCCGCACAGAATTGCTCCAGAAAAACAATTGAATATATTTCGTGACTTAGCGGAAACACTTACACAGTACAATTGGGTGGTTTGTCAAGAACTAGACCTAAATAAGAATGAATATCATAATCTACTAGGAGAGTCTAAACTAGTATTCAGTGCTAACTTACAAGAAACACTAGGTATAAGTTGGTATGAAGGTGCAGTAGTAGGTTCATTGCCTATGGTTCCAGATAGATTAAGTTATAGTGAAATGGCTGTTGACGACTTTCTATATCCAAGTGAATGGACAGAATCATTTGATTCATACAAATTACATAAAGATAAAGTAGTAGCAAAAGTAGTTGACTATATGGAAAATTATAAAAATTATCTTCCAGGCCTAAATAAACAAGTAAACAAACTGAATGGAGAATATTTTAGTTGCAAAGGTTTACTAGACGTGTTACATTAATAATATGCGCAATCCACTGCGTCAACATCGGAGATTAAATTGAAGAAATACGAAGAAATAGCAAAACGCTTACAAAATACAAAAAATAGATATTGGGCAGGTGACAATATCAGTGACTTTATTTTTGAAGGCGAAAAAGAACAACTTATCAACGAAGCCGCTGAGAAGTTTGAAGGTGTACTAGATGCACTTGTAATTGATAGACATAATGATCCTAACAGTATGGGAACTGGTAAACGTCTTGCAAAGATGTATATCAATGAACTAATGGCAGGACGTTATGATCCTATTCCTAGTGCAACAGCATTTCCAAATGACAGTGCTTCACGTTATGAAGGTATGCTAGTAGTACGTTCAGAACTAACAAGTATGTGTTCACATCATCATCAAATTGTAAGAGGTGTAGCATACATTGGTATAATTGCCGCAGACAAACTAATTGGCTTGTCTAAGTATACACGTATTGCACAATGGTGTGCTGAACGT